TATTTTGGGTGGAGCCAATGTAACTTTTGTAGGACCATTCTTTAATTCATATCTACCATCATTCAATGTCCCCAATAAATCATTAGAAGGCATATCTTGAGCCCCGCCTAATTGTTTCTTTAAGTTGTTTACATCTAATTGAGCCTTGGCTATTTGTTGATTACCTGTCTCTTTTATATCGGAATGCTGCGCATTCAACGTTTTTATTGCGTCATCATTTTGTTCCTTCATCTTTTTAATTATAGGGTCTATAATGTAGTCACAATAATTGAGTTTTCCTGAACAATTGATGCCTTCCTTATTATTTAAATCATTAAAGTATTTTTTTTCTGCATCTGTATACGCCCCCCCGTGTTGTGATAAACTGTCTTTCTTTACTGATGTGCGCAGTTCTTTTAATTCCTTTTTTACATTTGACATTTTTGTATCCCATTCCTCCATCCATGCATCCATATTCTCTTTTATTTTATCTTTTTCATTTTGATATTTCTGCATTACCTGTTTTTTTTTAAATAATAAATTAGGCACACAACACGACCTGTTTTTTTTCTCGGTTTCTAAATATTTAGATTTAACTTGATTATACCTTGCAATATCAGCATCTTTTCCCAAAACTTGTTCACAGTTTTTTTCCACCCATTCTTTTTCCATCTCTTGCGGTGTTTCTTTTCGAAACCAATAACGACCACCACCTCTTGTCGTTTTCCGTCTATTCTGCCTATTCCGATTGTTCCGCTTATTCCTGCTTTTATTCATATATTTACTAAAGATTTAATTATCTTTGTTGACCATAGAAAAAGATGTAAACATATAGTATGAAAGACAAGGTGTGCGATAAATCCATGAGTTTCAGTGATTGTGAATTGGCCATTTTACGCGTGCAAGTGGACGAAGCAGAAGAGAAAATAGCCAAACGAATCATTAAAACCGACGAAACCCAGGAAATGATTACTATTGTGGAAAATTTCATTAAAAAAAAGACGCTGGTTTGTTATGGCGGCATTTCTATTAATGCATTGTTGCCAGAACAGGATAAAATATACAATGAAGACATTGATTTGCCAGATTATGACTTTTTCTCTCCAAATGCATTGAATGATGCGAAAGAATTGGCGGATTTATATTTTGAAAAAGGTTATACAGAAGTGGAAGCAAAGGCTGGACAACATCATGGCACATTCAAAGTCTTTGTCAATTTTCAAGGAGTCGCCGACATTACAATGATGCCTTATAAATTGTATAATATTATCAAGAAAAAAGCCATCCGTGTCAATGGCATTTTATATACAGACCCTAATTATTTGAGAATGTCCATGTATTTAGAACTCTCTAGACCTGCCGGAGACACGAGTCGTTGGGAAAAAGTCCTCAAACGATTGATTTTGATAAATAAACATTATCCTTTGACCGAATTACAGTGCGGTAAAATTGATTTTCAACGAAAAATGGAGGATGAAACCGACAATAAAGCCGACGAAATATACGAGACTGTGAAAAATACATTTGTCAATCAAGGCGTTGTCTTTTTCGGAGGATTTGCCATTTCACATTATTCTCAATATATGCCTTCGAATTTGAAAAAGAAGTTTGAAAAGATTGCGGATTTTGATGTTATCTCTAATGACCCTTTAATCACTGCTGAAATAACAATTGAACGATTGAAAGATATAGGCATACATAATGCAAAAATAGTAAAAAGGTCCGAGATTGGAGAAATCATTCCTTTGCATTATGAAATAAAAGTAGGCAAAGACACGGTTGCTTTTATTTACGAGCCTATAGGATGTCATAGTTACAATGTATTGATTCAACAATCTCAGAAAATAAAGATTGCAACCATTGATACCATGTTGAGTTTTTATTTGGCGTTTTTATATGCCGGAGAACCATATTATGACACTGACCGCATTTTATGCATGTCTAAATTCTTGTTTGATGTTCAACAAAAAAATCGGTTAAGTCAAAAAGGGTTGCTCAAACGGTTTAGTATTACTTGTTATGGACATCAAGAAAGTGTGGAAGAGATGAAATCAATAAAGGCGAAAAAGATTATAGAATTAAAAGGACGAAAAGGGACGCGTGAGTATGATGAATGGTTTTTAAAATACAATCCTGGAGAAAAATATGGCGTGGAGAAATATGGCGTGGAGAAATATGGCGTGGAGAAATATGGTGCACAAGTTGACAACGCAAAGAATTACGAGACAAAGAATCTGTCAAAAGAAACCACTTTACAAACAAAAAAGAAAAAGGACAAAGAAAAGAGAAAATTCACAAAGAAATATCGTCGTCACAAAAAACATAAAACAGTAAAAAAATATTGGGAAATGTATTAATATAATTCATCTTTAACACAACACTTATTCAATATATAATAAATTCATCGCTTTATGAAATTGAATGTAGAAAGCAGCCGTCATACAACCCATGATATAACAAATTATCAATAATAATACGAAATTTACGAGTCCTACCACATTTTGCTGAAATTTGTAGACGTCTGGGTCAATATACTTGTTTAATTTACTCTCTTTTATATATACTAGTTTTTTACATAGTAGACATTTATTATACGCTATTTTATGCCATTCGTATAAGCATTTGGAATGCACGACGCAATTGCAATCGCATTGTTTAGTATAATTTAAAATCGTGGACATTTTATAACAATTCCCTCCTTCCAAACAAATTACGCATATTTTCTCGGATTCGGAAGTAGTCATGTTATTTTTGAAAACAATACAAGAGAGAAAAAGCATTTCATTTTTATTTATATAAAGAAATGCGTGCGTGTGCCCTCTAAACAAACAAACTAAAAGAATGTATGCAATATTTCTTGCACAATTATTTTAAAAAAACGATTCGGGTAATGTTTGTGAAATATGTTGACCATGTAAACCAAATATCTAATACAAATTAAAAAACATACTTTTATCAAATAGATTACATTCCAATTATTTATATAAGAACATATTTCAGTGGATGAATTTTTAATGTAAAACAAGTGAATGTCTATTATTCCATACAAAATTCGCCTATAATTGGTGCTTTCATTTTTTACATTAAGCATTTCTGATATTTTTTCAAAACTAACAAGATTTAAATATAACAATTTCCTATTTTTTTTACTATGAAATAAATAAGGAAGAATTCCATCCAAGTATTTATTTTTATACAATAAATCGCCGTTTATAATATATGGAACAAAAGAGGAACGAATGATGCAATCACATAAATGCTTTTTATTTTTAAATTTGTTTACAACAACATGTTTCATTGTATGCATGTTATTGTATGTAATGTATAATCTCTTCTTTAACAAAGAAACGTCCAATTCCTCTGGCAAAAAAATTCCAACTGAAAATAAAAAGTCTAGATTCTTGTGTTTTATAAAATGTGCATGGGTTTCTTGATAATAATTTCTGGATTGCAAAATATTCAATGCATCTATTAAATACATTAATCCTAAAAAAGAACTAATGCTACAACCTGAAATTCTACAAACAGTGATATATTTTAGTTTTTCCATTCTCTTTAAAAAATAGAGACATCCTATTATATAACTTCCATTGAAAGCACCTCCATCCATTACCAAGTCTATTTCTATCGGCGTTTTCGGAGGTGGAGGCAAATTCGCCACAATCGTGTCAAGGTATTGCTCAATAACAAACATAATAAAATACATTGTTAAAAAAATGTGCATGATACAACCAAAAGAATCTGTTATTGTTGTGGGTTTGTTCATGTCCGCGTGTCCGCATTATATACTTTTATTGTTTCTTATGCACCAATCCAGAGAGAAATCTTATGGTTAAAAACGATTGAGTGCCTTGATTGATTTATTCACGCTATAAAAAGAAAATCCAAATAAAAGGCTGGTTACTATAAAGCCATGAATATTCATATTCCCATCTTTTGAAAATAAAATCGGCAAGTATGTGCATAATTGTTTTTTTACAATCGGCAATTGAAATAAAAAATATAAAATAGATAAAAAGAGCGGCATTTGAATTTCATTGTATAATTCGTCTAATTTGTCAGATGGTTGGACGTATTGTTGCTGCACGTAAGAATCTTGAATATAATCTGGCTGATTTGGAATCGTCGGTGGAATGTAATTTGCCTGTATTTGTGCGTCGTTTGTGAGACCTTCGGTGTTTTGTGAAATATCGCGTGATTGCAATTGCGTGGCTCCAGAGGCACTGGCTTGTTGAAGACCATTTACAATTTGATTTATGGTGCTTTGGTCCAAACTAATTTGACTATCTTGTTGTTGTGATTGTTGCGGGAGAGATTCACTTGCACTTAAATTTATATTTCCATTTCCAGACGCAGGATTGGTTGGTAAATCAAAAATATTCGTGCTCATAAATATTATAAAGATTGATTGATTATAATATTTACGCATTTTCATTATTCTATTCAAATTCAACGATTTTTTTACTTTTGTCACATTTTGTCACAGTTGACACATATTTATAACATTTGTTGTCGTATTTATGGACTTTATTATTAATTTCTTCCATGGGTGCTGCATAAAAGACTATACAGTTTTTCCCTTTACATACACTTCTAAACAAAGACGCCACTCCTAAACCTAAAAGTATGGACAGAATAATTCTTCCAGTTCGGGTATGAATGTATTTCTCCATTTTCATTTGATTCATATAATACAAAGACACTATTGTTTCTTCTTGATTTTTTCATTTCATTCCAAGAGAGAAATATTAGGCCACCCCCAACCCACATTAGAATTGAATTGGAATGCTTGCAAGCATGCTTTCATCAGCAGGACAATCTACTTCTGTTTTTGTAAAAGAATAACAATTGTCTCCCCTGTCTTTATATAGAATCTTGTCTATATTTTCAGGAGTTGGATAGACAAAGACTGTTTTTACCTCGGGTCCTAAAATATAAATAAAAAAGAGACCAACCACTAAACTTAACAAAAACACAGGAATGGAAATGAATCTTGTCAACATTTATTTATTTATACTATTTACATGGACAATAAAATAATCATTTGCTCAAATGAAACGCGATATGATGATATTGTGCCAGTTCTCATTTTTCTATCTAAACAATAACAATAGACCAAAGAATATGCGTGTTATCTAATGTTTTGTTAATGTTCTTGTTCTATTTCTCGTTCTTGTTGTGCCATTTCTAGGTCTTCCTCTACATCTGATTGGGTGTCTGCATCTGATTCTGACGTGCCAAAATCAATAGGTTCATTGTTTTTTACACGCAACGTGATGCGTTGTTTTTCAGTCAAATCCTTTTTAGGTCTTTTGGTCGGTGGAGTTTTCGGGGCTTTTTTCGGCTTTGATTGCGGCGTCTTCTTCTTCTTCTTCTTTTTCATTGCATTGTCCGAGGATTCACTGTCTTTATCAAATGCAACTGCATCATCCGGCAAATCGGTTGTATAACTAACAATGGTCGGTTTCCCATTCACCTGTTCAAATTGATGAAATGAATTAGTTCGTTGAATCAATGTATATATATCTGCTTTTTCGTCATACTCTACAATATTCATGTGATATTTCAAATCCATTAATGTAGCCAATTCGGGTTTTAAATCTGACAAATAAATGTCAACTGCATTTTCCGGATTGTTTGAATTGACCTCTGTTTTAATATTCTCAATCAATTGATACACTCTGGCTTGTAATTCATAAATCCGTTCTTTTTTGGGTTTTACATTTAAATAGAAATAATAATACAATTCCAGCATTTCCGTAAATTCAGAGACTTCCACCTTCATTTTTTCAAAATGGGAAATGGCCTCGCCTTTTGTAGTATAACCAAACAATGTGTTGTTTTTCTCTTTGATAATGTCATTTTTTAATTTAGAAAGCAACTGTTCATGTTCTGTGATTAATTCAGGAAGCATTTCAGAATATCCCACATTAATATTGATATTTAACCCACAAGGTTGAAGAACGTCTCCGCATTTCGCAATTAAACTTCTAGAGTTGGAGTCCGCATTGAATTTCGTCTGAAAAATAGAGCCTACAGGACGTCGACAATTCACACATTTTATTTTTTGTTTGCGAAATTCTTCGCGTTTCTCTCTCACTGATTTTGAGTCATTGTCGCCAATCTTTTTCTTGATGTTTTTTATGCCTGTTTCATATTTCGTTTTTAATACATAATATTTGTTTATCGCACGATTTATTTCTTGCATTTCGAATTCCTTTTCTTCTTCCAGTTCACTCATTATAATAAAATAGTATTATAATTTTCACATTTCTTTGTAATGATTAGGTAAACTCATTTTGCCAACTAGGCAAGCCTGTAATTAATTCTTCTCTCTGTATTTTTTTAGCCGTTTCATAATTTTTTATTTTGGATAAAATATACTGTTGTTTTTGTTTGTTCTTTTCGTATATTTCAACCGGAGTTAATTTCCCTTTGTATTTATAAAGTAAGAAACCTCCTAAAATAAGAAAAAATAGAATAAACAGTGCAATGTTGAAAATAGAATTGTATACGTGATTTTTAATTATACTACATTGTTTTAATGTTTGATTTAAAAAATATTTAACACCTGGTTCCACCAAAGACGGATTCTCTTCAAAATTCATACTAAATACGAGGATTTATTTATAACGAATTACACTTATACTCTTGAAAATTGTCGGTTTCGGGACAATACCAATGAAATAAAATAATGAAATAAATTATATGAATGGATATATTAATTTAATTGTATTTATTTTGACAACTCTTCTTTATTTTTATAAAATAAAGCCGGAAATTAATTATGATACATGCGATGAGCCTCCATCAGTAAGAAGTTTAGGTATTTATGCATTGGTCATTTTAATAACACAATTTATCTTGAATGTTTCGGCAATTGTAGAGAAATGTGGCGGAAGTGCTTCGCAAAATATTGGGATTGCCGCATTGTTTACCTTTTTGCCGTGGACACTTATTTTCGGAATCATGCTTGCAGTGTTAATTGTCCTTCCTGGATTTAAAAGTGCATTTTCAGATGTAATTGGGTATTTTTATATTTCAGGAAAGGCACATGAGTTATTTAGTGAAATGTTGGCAATTAATGGAGACCTTGCAAAAACAATTCAAATGGCACCGGATGATAAACAGGCGAATTTAAATGCCGCTGCAAATGCTCTTATTAAAATGTGTGGAAACATGGGAATTCTTATAAATCAAATTGTCCCGAGTAATTTTAAAGATTATTGGAAGTTGTTAAATCCTCTTATGAAACCAGATGCCTTGTTAAAACAACAGCCTTTATATACTGCATATCTTGCATCGCAAAAAGAGCCCGATGCTGATGCCGCGAATGCGTCGGCTCCTGGACCGACAACGGGTGGACGAAGAAGTCTCTCTGGACTGCATGGACGTCCTTTGAAAAGGGGGGGAGGTCCCACCGAAGAAGAATTAAGAAAAGTGGCTGCAAGTGCGGCGGTGGCAGTGGCCGAGTCCAAAAAAATAGGTGCTCCTGCTGTTGTGCCTGAGGTTGTGCCTACTTCTTCTTCTATGCCTGCTGTTGTGCCTGGTGTGCCTGCTTCTTCTTCTATGCCTGTTGAGGTGCCTGCTTCTTCTTCTATGCCTGTTGAGGTGCCTGCTTCTTCTTCTATGCCTCTTGATGTGCCTGCTTCTTCTTCTATGCCTGTTGAGGTGCCTGCTTCTTCTTCTGTCCCTGGTGTGCCTGCTTCTTCTTCTGTCCCTGGTGTGCCTGCTTCTTCTTCTGTGCCTCCTGTTGTGCCTGTTGATGCGAATGGACAAGGACAAGACACAAACAATGGCTCTGACACCGACTTATATAATCCAATACTTATAACGACTCCAAAGAATAAAGCCGAACCATTGTCTGTATCAGAGTTTTACAAAACAGAATTATTGAAGTTAGTAGTGTTGAGAGAAAATGTCGGAGAATTCATGTGGTATTTATACACTGGAATTTTGGTGATTTCTATTATTCAATATTATATTTTAAGCAGGGGTTGTTTTAGTGATACGGCAACCATGGAAAAAAATTATCAGAAATTTTTAGAAGATGAAGATGCGGCTCAAGCACAAAAAGACGCTGCACAAAACACAACATACACAATTAGTTAAAATTTCGAATAAATTCGCATTACATTATTATATGTCATTTAGTGTTTCAAAAAAAAATGGAAGCCTACTTTTCAAAGATTTCGGTGGATACGAGACACGCAATTATTCAACAATGTGGTGTATTTACAAAGCAGATGAAAAATATAAGTGGCATGATTTTAATGAAATTAAAATACATACTCAAGATTTCGAAGAAAATAACAATGATTATACTTACAGCAAAAAAGATAATTATAATAATGTAGTTCCTGATTTTAATTTCCATGCTTGGCCAGAAACAGGTTATACTGATTATGAAAAACTGTCCGAAAACATAAGTAATTCAGGGTTAAATACTTACGAAATAAATAAGGTTGGTTGGATTGGAAATATAAGAACAAATGTTATGAGAAGAAAATTATTAGAAATAGGTAACAATAATAATAATTTATTTGATTTTTTTGATATGACATGGTCACCGTCTGGAGAGACCTTTCTTAACAGTAGCACATATATATATCAACCCCTGAATTGGCAAGAAAATATTCTATTTTAATTGATATTGAAGGAAATGGATATTCTGGACGACTTAAACATTTATTTTGGTCGCATAGACCTGTATTACTTGTAGATAGACCACATAAAGAATTTTTCTTTGAATTTTTAAAAGAATGGGTCCATTATATTCCTGTAAAAAGAGACTTGTCTGATTTGATTGAACAAACGAAATGGTGTTTTGATAATTATGATAAAGCAGTAATAATTGCTGAAAATGCATATCAATTTAGTAAAATGTATTTAACTCGTGATGCATGTTATGATAAATGGAATAATGTAATATGTAATTTATAATACTGGCCTAATTAAAATATGATTCTTGGATAAGTCATGTAACACATTACCGCTAAATACGACAAGATTCCTAAAATGATGGAAAACAACCAAATAGGTAATATTGTTTTATTTTTGTATCCTATTCCAAACACGCGTAAGCTTCCATCTGATTTAAATAAAAAAGCAGGTTTCATAAATTGTATTATTGAAAAAATGACAACAAAAAGAATAATAGCAATCATTGTAATATTTTCTTTCATAAGTTACTAGTCTATTTTTTTTTATGATAATTGTATACATTATCATAAAATATATATTCTACAACAACCAGAACAACCTCAACATCCAGAACATCCACATCAAACTCAATCATACTCATCCATGGTTTCACCTACTTCATCCCCATAATAATCCCCGTCCATGTAATCTTCATTCATGTGAGCCATGTCGCGGTTTTCATTGTCAATATCCTCCTCCATTTGTTGGTCTTCAATGTATTCATCGACATCATCATTTACATTATAATTGTTGCCATGTTTTTCGCGATGTATCAATTCTTTTTCATATCGTTGATATTTCTCGGTTTCTTCCAAGGTGTTGTCATAATCTTCAGCCACATATTCAGTCAATGCTTTTTGCATTCCTTTATTCCAATCACCCAGTTTGTATTTTTTAAACAAAGTATCTACGGCTCGTTCATCATCCGTTTTCAGTTTCAGTTTGTCAGTAAGGTCATTTTTCTCTCTTTGTTTTATTTTAAAAACCATATTAGTAACGTCTTCATAAGAAAATTCATTGTCATTCTTATCCGTCATCATAATATTAATATAAACAATCAATAACTTGGCCACTTTTTCCTTTAATATTTTTTGATTCACATCAATCGTTATTTCATCATATCGTGTTTGAACCTCGTATTCTTTTTCTCTCTCTTCCTCCTCATCGCTGGCCTCATCAGCCCCTTCTTTTTTATGAAACACATTGTTGGAATCCTTGGACAAATCAATGTATTTCATAATTATTTTCAAAAAGAAATATTGTATCAACAATTCAACGAGTCTGTCTGTCAATCGTTCTTTGCTAGAAGTAAAATAACGTATTTCATTGATTGCCAGTAATAAATTGTCACATGATTCTTTGATTTCAATCAATACCTTGGATAATGTTGCATCCTCGTAAAATTCGCCAAGTTGTGAATAATATTTTTGCACAAATTCTTGAATGTCTCTAGTATGATTTTGAGATAATTTCCAATAAACAGGAATTGTTATGGCATTGTAATTTATACTTTTCAAAATAATATTCGGAAATCCTCGGCTAATCTCTTGTGCATATGATTTGAAAAACGCAATCTGTGAATTCTTCCAATCCACATCCATGTCATCGCGGGCTTTATTGTCCATGATTGAATCAATAAATTTATTCATGCTAGAGTATTTCTTTTTGGAGAGACCAGAAGAATTTTCTTTAATATACTCTATAATAAGAGTCTTCATATAAGAGACCCGCCCACTCAAAAAATCGCCCAATGCATTAATGGCGTCATCCAATGCAGTCTCGGAATTTTCTGTCTCTAACAATTCAATTAATAATGCAATGCCGCCATCATTTTCCGTTTCATTTATAAAACGCATCTTTTCACGCAATAATACCAACGGTTCAATCACTGGCAAAGACAAATCCATGACAACCATGTTTTCCCGATTTACTAATTGCAACAATCGCAAGAAATCCTCCAATAAATATTCTGTTCCAGCCAATTTTAATTTGCGTATAATTTCCGGATTGTTGTCCTTGTCTTTTTCATTCATTTCCGGCTTTGATTTGCATATCGGCATAAATGCTGGATTCATTGGCAACTGTGTTTTAAATTTGCAAAAATGAATAAATGCGAGATAAATAGTGTCCTCATTAAATATTTTCAAAACAGACGGTTGCACAAGTTTACTATTTATTCTACTTGAAAGTAAAATCGCCTTTGATAATGCATAAATATCGTCCAATATTTTCGTCAATTTAATTGCATTGTTGTTGTACATTTCAATGCTCGCATCTTTTTCTTTAAAATATTCAATCATTGGCAACGTTTTATTATCCATGCAACACGCATTTTCCAAAAAGTTCTGCAATAAGAGTGGCTGTTTTTTAATAATGTCCTGTATTTTTTCTTGTATTGCGAGAGAATAAAAAATCACCTTGCTTTCAAGAACCAATAATTTCTCTCTGGTTTGATAAGACCCGGCTTTAATATTATCCAGCAAATCTCTTTCAAATTTGTCAGAAATGTATTGAGTGTCTTTGCTTTTGATGTGAAGTTCAACCAACGGCGGCAAAAACTCTTTCCATTTAGACAAACTATATTCTTCGGAAATGAATACTTCGGGCTTTTTCAACAAATATTCCACCTTTTCATTTATTTTTCGTTTGATTTCTGAAAGTTTTAACAACACAGTGTCCAATATAAATTTCGTCTTGTCATAAACATATTCATATTTTTTCTTGTGCAATACTGACCATGGTTCTACATTTGACCGCAAATTGTATCCAACACATGAAATATAGGTTAATGCACTGAAATCGCTCTCTCCATTAAATGGATATCCATCAAACGATTTCACACACCCGGGAAATGTTTTTCGGGTTTGAATAGATGGAATGCTGCATTGAACCGCAACTAAAAATGTGCCAAATGTTGCAAATAAAATACTGTCATTGTAATATTGCGGATAAGACGCAATAATAACCCCCTTGTTTGCCTTTTCTTTTATCATTTTGGCATACTCGCTTTCTTTTTTCAAATGTTCTTGAATCACCACATTTACAGTTGTAATAATAAAGTCTCTTTCAGATTCAATATTAATTCCCATTTCACGAGAGAGAGTGGTAACAATGTTTGAAATGAGTTGGGATTGTTTGTTTAATTTTGGTTTAATCTCTCCGGATTTTTGCTCGTCCGCCGCCGCCATCTCGTCGCGTCGCTTGATGCGTTGCTGTCCTTCTTCATAAGATTCGTCCACATTAAAATTAATCTTTTCAATGACATATCCACTGTGTTTGTCTACCCAAGCATCACCATCATCACTGAATTTGCCTATTTTAAGTTTCAACTCATCTACATGGTCTTGATAATACGGTGTGTTGTAATAAAATGCCATGGTGTGCAAAAATTGAGGAATCAATTTCACATGTGTTGTTTTGCAATACAACCAATGAGGGTCTGTAAAATTAGGTTCTGTAAACATTTTTACAAATTTTATTATATAGATTTGTTGCATTTCAGTGTCATTCATGCCTAAAATATGTCTCAACAGCGGGGCATGAGGAGAGACGATGATTTCCGATTCATCTGCATTGTTCATTCCAAGAGTATATTTCATATTGTTGTATTGCATAAATCTGGCCTTTTCTATTTCAATTATTTTGGGAAGGATTCTATTATAATATTCCAGTTTTTTGTCCACCATTTTTGAAAAGGCGTCTTTTGAAATGGCGATTTTTTCATCAAATTCTCCCAATGCCTGTTTGATAAAATTCTTTTTAATAGTCAATGCCGCATTTTCCGTATTGTTGCAAGTGTTTATATTGGAGATGCAATTTAATTGAAGATTGCAACGGATGTTGTCACTCGTGGTAATTAATGTGGGGTCTATGTTTTGTGTAATGGTCCATTGATTGTTTTTTCTAATATAATAAGTGTATTCTACTCCGATGATTAAAATGGCATAATAACCGTCCAACACACTCCTCATTCCATTTATAACTGTCTCTGTTAAATAGTGCGAATCAACGTCATTCAATTTATTTGTACTTTTTAATTTTCCTTGCAAAAATATGAAAAATTCTTCTGGTGACATTTTACTTCTCTCTTTTTCATACTTGTCTAATATGCCATAATAAGTATCATCAAACTGTCTATCAAAATAAATGTTTTTGCCATTGTCGTTTTCCAATTCTTCAAGAGAATAATATTTTTTTGCGAAAATATATGAGGCGCATTTGTTGGGCGTCTTGTTTTTTTGTTCTTCTTCTTCAAACTGTTTCTCTATATTTTCAATTACATGCGTCACATCATTTGGAAACATTAAATCCATGTTTTCTTTTGTGTTCATTACATTAAATAGATTGCCGAAATCCGTTGTGGTCAATTGCATCAACAACTCATTGCTTGTAACCCTTGCGGTGAGTGGATTGTATGTTTGCAGGTATTCTGTCCGTGTTTTTGATTTGGGTAAGATTTTACTAATGACTTGTTCTATCGTGAGTCCCAATTCCTGATGTTTTTTAATATATTGATTAAAAAATTGCATATTGGATGTGAATGATTTATTGTAATCAGTGATTTGTTCATCAATGTAGTTTGTGATTTCTTTGTATTGTGCATATGTTAAATCATCCGTATAAATTAAAAATGGTTCTAAATATGAAACGACGTCTACAATGGATAATTTCGCATTAATGTATTTTTTCATAATGTTGAAAATAATCTTGATGTTTGGAATAATTGCATCAATGTATTTTGCATAATTTTCATCTGGAGTTAATTCTGCATTTGACACTATTTTGTAATTTGTGATTTTTTTGGCGAATTCATATTCATCGTCCTGTGTCTCCATCTGTTTTTCTGTCTCTTTTTCTCTCTGTTTTTTCGCATTCGGTTCTTCTTGTTGGTCTCTGGCTTGTGCTGCTGCAAGTTCTTCGTCTGCTTGACTTTTTTCGACTTGTGCTGCCGATAGTTTTTGTTTCAACCTATCCACATTTTTCTTTAATTTGTTTTTAGTAGACTCTCTCGCACGTTGTATTTTTTTTTTAATTTCTTCGCTGTATGGAATATTGTTTTCTTCCGCCTTTTTCTGTGCCTCTTCTAGATATTTGGCGTCTGCCAGGTCCTTTTCCGCATCAGACAATTTTGTTTGCATAACAGTGAGTTCTTTACTGATTTTGTTTGCGAGGTCTTTATTCAACTTTGTTTGCGCCGACGTCAATTGTTGTTTGAGGTCTTCTATCTTTTTTAAAAATGTATTTACCGATAGAGATATCTCATGATTTATTTTTTTTTCAAATTGGGTCGTGTATGGGTCCGCCTTTTTCAAATCAGATTCGGCTTCTGCAAGATTGATTTTTGCAGTTGCCAATTGTTGCGACTTTGAATCCACTTGTGCTTGTGCATATTGTTGATTTGTTATTAGCAATTTTATAGATATTGTTTCATTTTCATCTATACCTAGTGTCGTATTTAATGGCTGCGATTTGATATTATCCATTTCTTGTTTGGCATGTGCCATCTTTTCTTTTATTGAAATTCTTTTTGTGAAAAAGTCCCAATATTTGAAAAACGATGAATTCAGATTTGATTTGATTAATACATTGGTTCCTGGCAAATTTATGCGAGAGAAACGGATTACTGGTTCTGGAAAAGTCATGATTGATTTTATTTCTAATTCATCTGCTTCTATTAATGGTTTTTTTGTAACGATTAATTTATTTCCTGAACCATTTTCTTTGTGTAATTGGGTAATTACGCCATTGTATTGTTGTCTAAAATACATGGATTCTCCAATGACATTTTGTTCTCCATTAGGTGATATGCTGCCTTTTCCTCGTGAAACATATGAAATATAATTATCATTGTTGTTTACCATGGCCAATATATTTGTATGCACCTTTTTCTTCGCAATGACATCTTGTTGATTTTCATGATGAGTGTATTCAAATGGTCTTAAAATGGGGGATAATTCTTTAAACATGATTGAATATTTGTTTTCTTCTTCAGAGGAAGTCGCCGATTTGTATTTATTTACACTTTCATTGATACTTAAATATGGTTCTTCACTAATTACATCAATGTCTATATTGTCGGATTCTTCTGTTATAAATATCTTTTTTACACTTTTAACCACGGGCAGAATCCAATAAAGGTTCACGTCAAACTTTTCAAAATAGAGAGACAATGGTTTCCAGTTGGCCTTTTTGACGGTTTCATATAAAATATTGCCGTATTCATCAAACATTGAAAATTGTTCACGCAATTGTTTGAACCGTTCTACAGTAGTATGTATATTATTTAAAACCGCATAGTTTTTGCGTTGAACCGATGGAACTGTTGCAAACAAATCGTCCATTAAATCATTCAATTGTGCATCTAAACTATATCGTTGGTTGCTTATGTCAACATCTATAAATTGTGTGATTGAACCGAATTCTTCTTTTCCGAATTCCACTTGATTTGCCTTTAAAATCATTTTATGAAGGGTTGTGGCAATGTTTATGGGTTGTGCTTCAACCTCTATCTCTCTTTCATCATTGTCTTCTTTATTGAGTCCTGTGTCTTGTTGTTCTTGTTTTTGTTCTTCTTGTCCTTCTTGTTGCTCTGGTTGTCCTGGTTCTTGTTGTCCTGGTTCTTTGCCGGGTTCTTTTCTTGGGATTTTATGGACCATGTTTTGTCTAATTGTAATTTTAATGTTTTCGGGCATGCCCTTGTATTCAAAATTCAAATAAATAACATTGTTGGATGGAAATAGTTTTATTTCAATCATGTCCTGCTCCAAGTTTGTAATTTCGCCGGTTTCTATTTTTGGTAAATCGCCTTCAAAATAAATGTTTATCCACGTCCCAGGCAATAAATTGTTTTGTCTGGCATAACTAGGTGTTTTATTACGATATAAGAGAGAAATCAAATCAATCGTGTCGTTTTCAATTGTTTTGTCTTTATTTATTTTCAGTCTAATTAAAGTCATGGAAGAAAGATTGATTAATTTCATTAGAGTGTCATCAATGTAATTGATGAAAAATTTATAGCCGTTTACCTTCTTGTTTGTTGGGTCATGTATCTGAATCACATCTCCCAATTGCAATTGCATCAATACGTGTTTATTTGCATTTTTATCAGAGACCTTTTTTTCCTTGTCTCGTGCTTCTTCCAACAATTCAATCTGTCTTTTATTTTCTTTCAATGCTTGTTTAATTTGTCTATATTTGTCAATCTCTGTTTTTCTGTCTGTCTTTTTTGCTTGTTTGTATAAGTTCTCACGCTCTATTTCCAAATCTCCAATCTGTTTGTCATAATCTATTTCTTCAGCGGCGACGGCTTCTTCTTCTTCTTCTTTGTCGTCGGCTTCTTCTGCGTCAACAACGGGTTCGGCCTCTCGTTTTCGTGCTTCCATGAGTTCTTCTTCCCGGGCTCTGGCTCTGGCTCTGGCTCGTGCCTCTTCCTCTTCTTCCTTGGCTTTGGTCTCTTCTTTGGCCTGTTCTTCCTGTTGCATCGCCCTGGCTCTAGCCTTGATATCCTCCTCTTCTTTGGCTCGGACCCTTTCTTTTGTTTTGGCATCCTCTATTTCTTTGGTTTGTTCTGCCACTGTTTGTTCTGCCACTGTTTGTTCTGCCACTGTTTTCCCCTTCTCTCGCTGTCTTTTCTCCTTTTCTTCTTTTAACAAGGCCATCTCTGCCTGATTTTCTTTCACCTCTGCTTTAATTTTTCTATATTTCTCTTTTTCTGATTGTATGTCTATCTTCTTTGCCGTATCACGTAATTCATTGTCTTTTCTTTTTAATTGTTTCAGTTTTTTATCCAATTCATCATCACTCAATTGCATCTATATTTATGCTAGAAAATATAAATCACCCTAATTTCCAAACTTTACTAAACAAATAATATAAAGCAATATACATATAATAACCAAGCAAATGACGTTAAATTTGGCTATGATACCACAATTTTTTGATTTTGATGTTGATTCCAAGATAAAAATCACAAGGCAAAATAATTATACCTTTATGAATTACATAAAGTCACACTTGGAGAAAAATAATGTTCGTGGATTGTTTAGGTCGGTCATTTTAAATGACAATAAAGAGGTTGTCTGTTATTCTCCACCTAAATCCATGACTTATGAGTATTTTATGGAAACAGAAATGAATGATTCTGTCATTGGAATGGAATTTATAGAAGGAACCATGATAAATGTCTTTTGGCATGATGGAAAATGGGAATGTTCTACTAAATCTGTACTCGGTTGTAAAAACCGGTTTTACAATTATCCGAATGCAAAAACATTTAAAGTGATGTTTGATGAAGCATGCGATGCAGCCAATCTGAATATTGAAGTCCTAGACAAGACAAAATGTTATAGTTTTGTCTTGCAGCATCCAGAAAATAGAATTGTTATTCCATATACAAAACCGCAATTATATATTATTGCGGCATATACCATTAAAAACAACATTGTTGAACTTCATGACCCGTTTGAAATGCACTACTGGGTTTGCTTTGAAAATACGAGGGTTTGCTTTCCAAGAATATTTGATTTGAAAGAATATGAAATGACCAAATTGATTGACATGTTTGCATGTCCTCATGGAAATACTTCTCCATATGGCAGCATGGGTATTGTGTTTTACAATGTTTCTACAGGAAATAGAACCAAACTTCGCAACATTGCATATGAAAAGGTGCGTCAACTACGAGGGAATCAGGCAAAACTGGAATATCAGTATTTGTGTTTAAGACAAGAAAATAAAGTGGCTGAATTTCTTACATGGTATCCAGAAACAAAGCATTATATTACGGATTGCAGAAATAAACTCCATTTGTTTACAAAAGAATTGTTTTCACATTATATTTCGTGTTTCATGAAAAAAGAAAAGAAATTGTCGCTTTATTCTGGCAGATACAAGCGACACATGTACAATTTGCATCAAATATATACTGGCGAATTAAAGAGTAAAAATATGCATATAACCTTTCAGGTAGTCAAAGAATATGTAAACACATTGGCACCTGCATTGTTGATGCATTCTCTCAATTATGAAATGTCGCGTGCTGAGACGAGCGTTGAGACGAGTGTTGAGACGAGCGTTTAATGAATGGTTTATGGTCTTGCTTTATGGTCTTGGTTATTTCGTGTAATAATTTGAATAGTTATATTATTATTCAAATTATTTATTATGCCTTGTGTAATTAAAATACTTATTTGCGTATCTTATTTGCGTATCTTATTTGCGTATCTTATTTGCGTATCTTATTTGCGTATCTTATTTGCGTGACGTAAATGACGACATAATTGAATTGTATACTTTAATAGATTCCGTAATACATATTTGCACATGTCCTTTTATAATACTCGGATTTGACGGGTCCTTGTATGCAAGGCGAATAATGCTATGAGAATCATGAGGATGGAATTTTTTAAAGCCGCAATACGTTAATACGTTTACCCCTCCAAGAAAATTCTCCGACAGGGGTGGAGTAGAAGGCGTCATCGGTTGAAATAGTTTTCCACTGTTGTCAGGATTTTCATTGTGTTTCTGCACACGTTCATTGAGGTCAGCGACATTTTTCATCACCTCTTTTTTCTTAACGTTGTGTTCAGCATTCTCGTAAAACAATGTATGCAACATGTATTCCAACATTTTACCAATGGTATAATCTTCATTTTCTAATCTAATGTCATAACAATTCGACATGGTATTTTGTGAAAGTTCAATACTCAACTCGTTGGCTTCAATAATATCATTTAATTCGTTTAATCTATCTATTAAGACATGACACGCAGTGACAATTAATTGTTTGCATGTAAACACGCCAATGGTTTCTATAATAAATTCAAAACTATTTGGCACAGTTAATCTAAACGCATCCAACATCATCCAATTCTTCTTTTCAAAATCTATTTCCTCTTTTTTCATTCCAGCGTCTCTGCATTTTTGCAGTTTTTTCTCCAATTCGGTTTCAATCAATCCTAGGTCTTGAGTAAACCCATACGCACATGTGGAGACCACATTAAACATACCATCTTCTTTAGAGGTGCCAATAGAGAACTCGCATGTCATGTTGAGTTTTTCTCCAGGCAATTCCTCGGATATTTTTGGTCTGAGTCTAACAAAATCAATGTAATAATTGGTATAAGGATTCGGCGGAAATATCGCTCTCGCGTCTTTCTCGGTTAAATATTGTTGAGTGCTCTTGTCCTTGATTTTAAAATGCTCTGTAGTAACATACATGATGCTGTCTGTATCATTCGTTTCATTCACTTCCATGATTAAATTTTGAATGGGAACCTCTAAATCGTCAATATGAATAGGAATGCAACTTAACCTCTGTTTAATAACCTCGTTGTTTAAGCGAGAAGTATTTGAAATAATATTGGCTTTATTTTCTTCATAAGGCGATGTTTTAAATACGACTGTCGGAATGTCTGAAATAATCGTTCTTCGCAGTGCATTCGCCAAACTGACATTTACACCGCTCAATCTAAATTTCATGACATTTTGACTTTGTTCAACGTTTTCAATGGATGGATTCATTGTTTTAATTATAGTTAAAGAATATATTTAATATTATTCAGAATCAATTTTTTTAATAATGAGTTAAAAATTCATATCAATTAACTTTAGATAAAATAAGATGAGTTGCATTTTATATTATAGTAATTATTGTGAACATTCGAAATCTCTCTTGCAAAGCATATCAAAGAAGACGCCTACAAAGGACATTCATTTTATTTGCATTGATAAAAGAACGAAAGATGCAAATAATAAGATTTACATCATTCTAGAAAATGGGCAAAAAATCATCATGCCTGAAAACATCAATCGTGTTCCTGCTCTATTGTTGTTAAATCAAGGTTACAAGGTGTTGTATGGAGAATCTATATTGCAGCATTTTAAACCAGTTCAAGAAACACAAGTAAAGGCTGCAACCATGAATAATTTAGAACCCACCGCCTTTTCATTGGGCGGAAATAGTATGTTTGGCGGCATTGCTTCTGACCAATATAGTTTTCTAGACATGAACACGGATGATTTGTCCGCTAAAGGGTCTGGCGGCGTTCGTCAAATGCATAATTATGTGGATTTATATTACCGTGATAATATTTCTACACCACAAGATGAACAAGAATATAAAAACGCCAATAAAATTTCGTCGGAGGTGACTATTGAAAAATTACAGCAACAGAGAGAACAAGAATTTCGTAATGCGAAAAACTAGACACGTTTACTTCTTTTTTGGAGGCGGCGTTTTTGGTTTTCCTCCTTTGTTGGCCAGGCCTTCATATATTCCCATACTCATAGAAAGTCTCCATACCATCTTGGTTGTCAAATAGACAATTATACCAAAAATCGCAGCATGTGTCGCGGCAACTGTCATTTTATTTCCATTTGGAGGTAGACGAACCAACACATTCGGGCTTAATGCATAAAACAAAATTGCAAGATAAAGAGCAACAATCCAATTCATTATAAATAATAAATATAATATATTTTACTAAATATATATTAAAAGAATTAGTATTTAATAAATAATGTCAATTTTAGCCGCATTTAATGACCATTTTTTTGAATTCGTGAGCGAAATACAGCAACTGTTTCCAGACGATCATGATTTGCTTGTTTCAAAAAATTCATTGTTAATGGTTCGCAAAGCCAATCCAAAGATGATTGTAAAAATATGGAATTCTTATGTTGTAGGAAAATACGCTTCTGAAATTGAAGCAGGCAACATTGATTTTTTCATAAATAAAGATTATTCTGAAGATTTGGTAAACACTAGTCATTCAGACAAAATTATAGAGTCTATTAATCGGTTTAGACAACCCCTTAAAAATCTCAGTGAACCAAACAAAGTAAAAACCGTCAAATACATTCAAAATTTGACGAAATTGTCGGCATTGTGTGAAATATAAGCATTCTCGTTATTTTAATATAAATAAAGAACATTCTTTATATTAAATGTCCGTAGCCGCCGTGCCTCTACCTGTGCCTCCAGAATTTTCTAAAATACTAAAGGATTTTATTCAAGACCTATACACGACCTTTCCTGAATACATTCCTTTGATTGAAAAATGGAGGAAACCGCCTTCTAGTTTTCTTTATATCCAAGATGCAGAAGAGAAAAGTCTTGCAATTGAACAATCCAACCAAAAAAGCGATGAATATGTCTTTCAATTTTGCACGAGAAAATATCCACCTAGATTCTTTGATTTCTTGTATAAAAATGAAGACATGTTTAAAGAAGATAGCGAAATAGACACGGAATTCTTGCCGCATATTTATTTTAAATCATTGTGGCAATGCGAAATAACAGACCAAACGAGAGAAACCATGTGGAAATATTTGCAATTGATTCTCTTTACGATTACTGGAATGGTAAAGCCGGATTTTAATAATATGAATGTAAATGAAGATGAGTTAAAGGAGAAGTTGGAAGAAACTCTGGGACAAATACAAGAATATTTTCAAGGTGCTGGTGCTGTTGGCGATGGTCGTGTCGGGACACTTGATTCGGCGTCAATGCAAGAAATGGATGAGAATATTTCTGGATTACTCGGAGGAAAATTAGGAACATTGGCGAAAGAAATTGCAGAAGATACGGCTGGAGAACTCAATTTAGACATTGAGAACGCTTCTGATATGAATGACGTTTTTCAAAAACTTTTTAAGAATCCGGGGAAATTGATGGGCTTGGTGAAAAATGTCAGTGATAGATTAGATGTGAAATTAAAAGAAGGAGATATTAATGAAAGCGAACTCATGAGTGAAGTCGGCGATTTAATGAGCAAAATGAAAAACATGCCTGGAATGGACAATCTGCATTCCATGTTGGGCAAAATGGGCATGCCTAAACCTGGACCCGGCGGCCAACGAATAGCAACGCATGCAAAAAAAGGGGGGAAAACGCATGAACGACGACCGCAACAACAAGTGACAACCCAGCAGCAACCCACAGAACAAGAAAAAAGAGATGCTTTAACAGACGAACAATTGGAAAAAATATTCAACCAAGGAGAGAAACCACGAGGGAAAAAAAATAAAAAATAAATTGTCAAATATTATATATATGACAGTTCCATTTTGGGTAAATGATCCATCAATATTATTTAATAAAACATATGCATTTGAATTGTTTCCAACTTCAAAAATGTGCTATAACAGACAAATGAATTCTATTTCACGATTGATTATATTGTTGACTATTGTTGGCTATTTAACAACCCTGTCATTGAAATTGATTTTTATAAGTATAGCAACATTGTTTGTTCTTTTTTTAGTGCATCAACAAAAAGTAAAAAAAGAAGGGTTCTCTCAACCACAAGTATATAAATCCACTTGTATAGGAAATTCTTGCGGGGAGAATGATACAATTGTAAATCCTGAAACATTGCAATCTTTTTCCAAAAATGAATTTAAAGAAGGCAATAAAAAGAATCCATTTTCAAATGTATTGCTCACTGAAATACTAGATGACCCTAACCGCAATGCAGCACCACCTTCTTTTAATCCAATCATAGAAGACGACATTACCACAAATGTCAAACGTTCTGTACAAATGATGAATCCTGGCATTGACAACACAAATAAACAAATGTTTAGTAGTTTAACAGACAAATTCTATTTGGACCAATCAAATCGCTCATTTTTTAGCACTGCAAACACACGGGTATCCAATGATCAATCCGCATTTGCAAATTATTTATATGGAGATTTGAAATACTCTGCCAAAGAAAGCACCCCTGAAGGTGCAATTACTAGAGTTAAGGATAGTTATAGATATACTCTTTATTAAACTGGCAGGCTTGAAATATTTAGTAGAAAATAATGTATAATATATATAAATGGCAAATGTTTATGGATATACTTTTGATAATATGTCAAGAATAGGAATGGATTCATGTTGTCAATCTCAGGACGATTTACAAAATGTCGGCTATAGCAATTATATGCTTCAAAATTATTTCGCATCAGATTGTTCCATGAAAAAACCACGTGAACTGGCGACTTCCCAGCCTGGAGTCATGTACAATGGCGGACATCAAGTCGGCGCAGGAGGCTGCAACATCAATGACAGCTCTAATTTGCAAATAGGCACCATTCAAACACACCCAAAATGCCGGATTGATTTGTTTCATCGCCCGTTTGCCACTGTGCCTTATTTAGGACGCGGTTATGTGAATCCAGTCATTGAATCACAAGTTCAACAAGGGGAACAAATGATTAATAAGAAAAGCGTCAATAATTTGAGCGAAAAAAGTTATATTGCATACCATTCTACTCCTCTTCTCTCTAGTGTTAAAGAGAGAATGACCAATCCTGCCTATTCAGTTGAAAGCGTTGCTTCACAAGGATGGATTCGCGGAGGAGTTCCCTCTAGAGAATTGACGCGAGATGACTCTTTTGTGAAATAAATATCTGCAAAAGAACAAAAGAACAAATACAATATAAATACACTGAAATACAATAAATACATATTATGGAAAATTATAATACAAAATATGTATGCACTTATAGCCTTGACGACGAAGACGATGAACCATATAGACGCGACTTGCTAAATATTTTTGGCATTCAAGAATTCAATGAAGAAATCATTGATAATTCATTAACCATTTTATTTCACACATTAAAAGAGAATCAACGAATGTTGAAATGTATGCAATGCTTGGCAGGCAAGATTATCTCGGAAAATGCGGAACTCGGATTAGTGTTTCTTTATTCTTTTGGATACATGGACAGAAGTCATGCATGTGTTTGCGAATTCTTGGAAACTGGCACAATTTCCGAAACAACGATGCAATTGTTGGAAAATATAATATAATATAGTATTAAATGGCGTCTACCCGTAATAAAAATACTTATGGAAATTATGCTTTAGAACAAAAACAATATTCGCAAAATGCACAATATACATTATATGCAAATTCTCAATATGGAGAAGCATATAATAC